TGATCTACGCTTTCCCAGAGGCGCGTAATAGCGTCAAGCTATACCATCGTATCGTTTGGATTAAGAAGAATGGCAAGGTGAAAGTACTTGCTAAGTTTAAGCCACTGAGGGATGCATGATGTATTGGGCAGAGACAAGAGATAGTCACAACAGAACCAGTCGGCTACATAGTTAAAAAGATTCACTAGAGTCCGATCTCTATAACTCGGTAATTAAGAATCGAGAGTACCGAAAGGGCTCTCATAGTTGCGTACCGAACGGGCGCAAAGGAGAAAAAAATGACAAAGCAAATGAATATTAGTGACTTTCACAAGTTCTTTCTGGGCTTCGATACTATGACCCCAGACTTCTTTTCAAACGCCCCTATGACAGGGTATCCTCGATACAATGTACTCAAGTGTGGATCCGACGGCTATCGTGTAGAAGTCGCTGTTCCAGGCTGGGACAAAGAAGATATTGAGATTACGTTTGATAAGAATGAACTTCGTATTGAAGGCACTGCAAAGCAAGAAGCAGATGAAGATGAAGAATTCGTCTATAAAGGTTTGAGTGGTAAGACATTTACTCGGGTGTTCAAAGTAGGAACGAACATAAAGTTACAGGAAGCATATATGAAGAACGGTCTTCTATGTGTGTCGCTTTATCAAGAAATTCCAGAAGAGCAGAAAGCACAGGTGGTAACAATTAATGACGCCTAAACCTCGACTATTTCGACGCTTAAACACTTATGGTATATATGTACTGAGTCTATGGACAATTAGCACAATGCTTTTGTGTGTGTCGTCCTTATCTTGACTAATTCCTGCCTGGGCTATGTCTCAGGCAGCTTTTGAGAATACAATGCCCTATTTAATTATTTTAATACTTGTAGGTTCCATGGGAAGCGGAGCACTATGGTATTATAAAGATACACAAAGCACAATAGCAACACTGCGAGATAACAATAGTAAGCTCGTTATAGCAGCAGAAACAAACCAAGATACTATCGAGTCTCTAGAACGAGACTTTCAATTAGCCCAAGAAAACATGCTTGCTCTTCAAGAACGTGCAAAAGAAGCAGAAGCATACCAAGATGAGCTATCCGCAAAGCTTCGACGGCATGACCTAACAGTACTAACTATGCAGAAGCCAGGTCTCATAGAGAAGAGAGTAAACAATGCTACAGCAAAAATTTTCACACAATTGGAAGAAGATAGCGGTAACAAGCCTGATACTCAGTAGTTTTATTGGTTGTGCAACACCCGAGCCTATTGTAGTTACTAAAACAAATTATGTAGTAAAAAAGATCCAACTACAGGCTCAGCCCAAACCTTTAAACCTGCACCGTGTAAAATTCTATGCAGTAACTCCCGAGAATATGGAAGAGTTCCTGCAAAAGTTTGAAGAAGAATCGGGCGGGGTTCCAGTATTCTTTGCACTTAGTATTCCTGACTATGAAAATATGTCATTGAATGTCGCAGAGCTACGTAGGTATATAAACCAGCAAAAAGCTCTTGTAATCTACTATGAAGATAGTATCACTCAAATGATCGAGCAGACTCCTGAGAATACCGAGGAGACAGTAACGCCAGAACCTGGGAGGTTGGATAAACTATGGAACTTTGGAAAAAACCCGTAGCAATAGATATGAGATTCGGATTCGAAGTCACAATGTACTTTAGCGTGAGGTAGCTATGCCACTCGAACCACTATTTTGGTGGATGTCTCCCTATAGAGACTCTACTTATCAATGGCGCTTTGGCTACGAAAGAGTAAGACTAGTAGTATTGCCAGAAGAAGAAAAGCGCAAGTATCTGGAGAAACAGAATGAATCAAGAAAAGTTGTACGAAGAAATTAAAGCAGACGAAGGTGAAGTCTTAGAAATCTACAAAGACCACCTGGGCTACGAGACTTTCGGAATCGGCCATCTAGTAACTAAAACAGACCCAGAACATGGTAAGCCAGTAGGAACCCCTGTAAGTTCTGACCGAGTTCGTGAAGTATTTAAGAATGATATTGCTACTTCAATCTACTACTGCGAAGCACAGTTTAATCAATGGCATTCCTGGCCTGAAGAAGTGCAGCTAATTGTGGTCAACATGATGTTTAATATGGGGCCCACACGTATGGCAAAGTTCAAGAATATGCAGACCCAGCTCTCCATAGGAGATTGGAAGGAAGCAGCCGTAGAGGGTCGAGACTCTCTTTGGTACAAGCAAGTTACAAATCGAGCTGAAAGGCTTATGTCCAGACTAGAGAATGTATAACTAAGGAATAATAATGAAAGTAGCTTTAATTAGCCACAGCCAAGCACCCTATGATGATAGTTTACATAAAGCATCACCGTTAGACCTCGTAGCATACTGTGCGCGAGTGTCTAACCCCTCCAATCAAAATAATACAGAAACCAATGAAAAGCTTGTAAAGTACCTAATTAAGCACAAGCATTGGTCTCCTCTCGAAATGGTTTCAGTATGTCTAGAAATTGAAACTACTAGAGACATTGCTCGACAAATACTTCGACACCGTTCTTTCTCCTTCCAGGAATTTAGTCAGCGCTATGCAGACATTCGTGAGCAGGGAGATGATTGGATTCTGCGAGAAGCACGAATGCAGGATACTACTAATCGACAGAATAGTATACCTTGTGAGAATGACTATATCAAGGAAAGGTGGGAAGAAGAACAGTTAAAAGTAATAAAACAAGCAGATACAGCTTATAAGTGGGCACTCTACAACGGTATTGCTAAAGAGCAGGCACGAGCAGTGCTACCAGAAGGGCTGACTAGAAGCCGTATGTATGTAAATGGTACTCTACGTAGTTGGGTTCATTATATTGAACTGCGCAGAGAGAATGGTACTCAACAAGAACACATGGATATAGCTGTTGCTTGCGCTGAAGTGATAGCACGAATTTTCCCACTGGATACATTATGCCCCTAGAATATATGGTTACATATAAAAGGCGAGGACACAATACTTATACAAAGTTCAAAGAGTATGCAAAAGCAGTGTCCTTTGCCCAGCACGCTACCACGAAGTATGATACTCAGGTAGAAGTACGAAACTATAAGACAGATGAGCTTATTTTTACTGCAAATCCTGAAATAGATCTTGACAGTGAGCTTCGTATTTAGTATAATATATAAAATTTCGGAGTAACCATGAATTTATTTTACTTAGACGAAGATTTAGACAAGTGTGCAGAAGCGCACGTAGACAAACACGTAAACAAGATGATACTCGAAGCAGCGCAGCTATTGTGCACTGCTATCTGGGTAGACACACTTCTCGGCTTTGTACCTCGCGCTCTTGAGAAAGACGAGGCTGCAGTGCTGAACGAGTACAAAAAGGTAGAGAAACCTCTCACGCCTGAGGAACGACAACTTACACCCTATCTCGGCATGATGTATAATCATCCTTGCACGATATGGACACGATCATCGTTAGACAACTATGAGTGGACTTGGTGCTATGCACACGCTCTAGCAGAGGAGTTTAGATATAGGTATGGAAAGGAACACAAATCCTTTTGGCAAGTCATCAACAAATTACCAGAACCAGTCAACATTAAACGAGTTGGTTTTACCACGTTTGGACTTGCGATGCCTGAAATACTCAAAGACTATGACAATCCTATACAGTCTTACCGTGACTATTATCATCTTGATAAGGCAACCTTCGCCAGTTGGAGCCATAGACCCACCCCCGATTGGTGGGATGAGTCTCTCGCTGACTACGAACAGAGGATCACAGCGAAATGAGCGTTGAAGTATGTGTTAAATGCGGAGAATATATGTCCGGAGATGGGTACACTATACCACTTCACTGCCCTAATGCATGGGAAGTAGACTGGTGGTACAGCGAACCAGACAGCGGGCCTTGGTATTGTAACTATGAGGACGATGAAGATGAATAATCTTGAGATAGCTGTTACTACAATCGTAGTTCTAGTGTTTATAGGAGTGCTGACTTGGGTTTACTCAGAGGACGCTTGAAGAAAGGGTGGAGAATCTGGGCAAAAAGCTTAGGTGAGAAAGTAGGTGAAACAGACAAGCAAGCAGACAGTATAGCTATTATTCGTACCATCTGGTGGCTTACTCACATGGCCACCTGCATCTTTATTATACTCAACGCCATAGCAAATCATGGATGGAATTTATTTAACTTATGAAACCCTTAGAAATTTTTGACTATAAAAGAGGTTGGATGCCAGGCTATGAAGTAGTTGTGCACTCTGACCTGAGAGATCATGCAAAAGACTGGTGTAAGACCAGACTAGAAAAGCACCAGTATGCTATAAAGACTTGGACACATATATACGCATTCACTTATTGTTTTGAACGAAAAGAAATCGCAGATATGTTTACAAGTGAGTTTAAAGATTGGGTAAATAAAGGAATAGACTAATGAAAGGTGTAAAGTACGACGGCCAAAAGCCGGATATGTACCTCTTGCCACCCCTAGCCACGCTAGAAGTGGGCAAAGTATTAACTTACGGAGCTAATAAGTATTCTCCTGATAATTGGAGAAAGCTCGAAGGACTACAAGAACGCTACTCTAGTGCGGCAATGAGGCATCTTCTCGCACACATGAGCGGAGAAGCAAACGATGAGGAAACAGACATGTCGCATTTAGCACATGCAATCTGTTGTTTACTATTTAAATTGGAGGATGAATTACTTGGCCAGAGTGAAGAAAAAAGACTACGAGAATCTGTCAGCATCGAATATACAGAAAGTGATAACCCTACTGAATCCCCCAGCAGAGAATGGGGTAAAGCCGATAACGAAAAAGGAAGCGTGCGGGATTCTGAATATTTCGTACAATACGGCGAGACTGTCTAGTATTATAGACGACTATGAGGAGAGAGTATCTTATGTACAATTACGAAAATCTCAGAACCGAGGTAAGGCAGCCAGCGAAATGGAAATCTCAGAAGTCATTCGAGATTACTTATCAGGGGATCCAATTGCAACTATCGCCAAATCTCTCTACCGCTCCCCCGGCTTCGTCAAAGCAGTTGTGGAAAAAGTCGGAATCCCTAGTCGAGGAGTATCTAAAGAAGAAAGGCTTTCCATAGGATACCTCCCAGAAGAGTGCGTATCTCTAGAGTTTAGTCCTGGAGAGATAGTATGGTCGGCGAGGCATCATGCCCCTGCAGAGATACAAACGGAAATTTCTGTCGAATACCAGAACAGCCATGTAGGTCTGGGTAATTGCAACTATGAAGATAAGTACGGAGCCAAGTGCTATTCTATATGGGTGAGAGAAGAGATCGACACAGATAAAGACTTCTGGATTGCAGGAATCGAGACAGGTGGGTACAGTGCCTTTTCTCTGGCATACGACCTCGGGTCTCTAAGACATTTAGAAAAATACGGAGTTGATTTCTCACGTTTATAAAAATAGTTCTTGACATTTTCCTTTGATTGGTAGTATAATATATTTTCAAAATTGAGGAAAGAAATGTCTGACCGATTTTACCAACAACAACTTAATCGTCTGGGTGTTTGCCCAGGTTCAATCAATAAAAAGAGGAAACGAAGAATGGCATGGACAGATGAATCCAAAGCTCAAGCAGTTGCAATGTATGAAGAGCAAAGCCCAACCCCCGAAACCAGCATGGAGATTGTAAAAGCAATCGCAGAAGAACTAGATGAATCTCCTAATGGTGTTCGTATGATTCTTACCAAAGCTGGCGTATATGTCAAGAAGACCCCTGCAGCCGGAGGCACAACTAAAGCGGCTGGCAGTACCGGAGGTACACGAGTATCTAAAGCAGACGCTCAAGAAGCCCTCATCGCAGCACTTTCTGACGCTGGACAAAGCGTAGATGAAGATGTTATTTCAAAGCTGACTGGTAAAGCAGCTCAATACTTTACTGGAGTTATTGCCGCAATCGGTTCATAACTTATTAGTTTTTTACTGAAACCACTCTCTTAACGGGGAGTGGTTTTCTGCTGTCTGAATAAATAACCTTAGAGTTCGGCAATGTAAAAAATTTTACTGACCTGCTACCTAAGGAGTAGATGTGTGAAAAAAGAAGAATTAGCAGATATTGTAAATCAGTATGGAGATGCAATCATTACTTATCGGAGTGAGAACTCTAATAAGCTAAAGTATAATGTATGCACTCTAGACTTCAGTACCCCCTATATAGTTGGCAAGAAAAATAGAGCAAAAGAATCATCGGACACTCTTCTGATGTTCTGCTGGGATACAGACTCTTATCGACTATTGAAACCTGGCAATGTAACTAGTGTTGTTCCTCTCTCTTCCGTCCTACGGAACGAGGATTAATTATGCTATTACATGAAGCTCCAGAAATGTATGAGAAAGTTGTTCATTATGATGAAGCCAAGGAAGTACAGGTACGGCTTACCGTAAGTGCTTTTAGAGGCGTGGAGTATTTGCACCTTCGTAAATACTACCTTGATTTTAATGAAGAGTGGAAGCCTACACCGGAAGGTATAGCTATGCCACTTGACCTCTCAAACTCCAAGGAACTCTTCGTAGGGTTAACGGAAATACTTTCTCTAGCAGAAAGTAAAGAAATTATAGAAGAGCACTTCCAGGACTTGATCAATAACCTATACTTAAAATAGTTCTTGACTTTTCCCTAAACTTTTAGTATAATATCTTTTCAAATTTGGGAGATATTATGCAAGATTTTCTTGAAAAGGTGAGTGTCGCTTACTACTCTGGCTATCCGATGATTTCAGATGCAGAGTTTGACGCACTTGCTAAGAAGTATAATTTTGAGTCTGTAGGTCATCAGGTAACTGATGGTGTACCGCATCTTTATAAGATGTACTCCCTACAAAAGTTTTTTGATATTTCCGAAGCACCACTTGGCCTAGACCAGTACATTGTTACTCCTAAGCTCGATGGTGCAGCAGTCTCTTTACTTTATGTAAATGGACACCTCGCACTCGGACTAACGAGAGGGGACGGTAATCTTGGCCGAGAGATTACCGACAAGCTATCTACACTAGTACCTACTCAGGTCTCTTTCAAAGGAGAAGTGTTTATTACTGGAGAGATAGTTTGCCCCTCTACCGTTACAAATGCAAGAAACGTCGCAGCGGGGTCACTAAATCTAAAGGATCTGGAAGAGTTTCGTACTCGTCCACTGACTTTCGTGGCCTACAGTATACAGGGCATTTCGCATGACTTGTATACTACTGCGCTTTCTTCTTTGGCCCAAGAAGGCTTTGCAGTTGTTAATACCTTCGATGCCTCTAACTATCCTACGGATGGTTTGGTATATCGTATAAACAGTACTCAAACTTTCACCAAATTGGGATATACAGCTCATCACCCGCGAGGCGCTTTTGCTCTCAAAGAGCAGAAGGCGGGTGTACATACAGAATTGCTCGATGTTGTGTGGCAAGTTGGCAAATCTGGAGTAGTCAGTCCAGTCGCCATTCTTGAACCAGTCGAAGTGGGGGACGCTCTAGTGAGCAGAGCTACCTTACACAACATTGAGTACATTCGCTCCCTTGACCTCGAAATCGGATGTAAAGTCGAGATTATTCGCAGTGGCGAAATTATTCCTCGTATTTTGCGGAGAGTAGACTAAAAGTGAACCTATCGAAAAATAATTCTTGACAATCATGTTATTTTTTCGTATAATATACTTTCAATTTCAGAGGAATAGCTAATGCTCGCAATTCAAGCCCCCACCCAGTGTCCTTCTTGTGACTCTGCGCTTGTGTGGTCTAACCATCTGCTTTATTGTAAAAACTCCGCTTGCGGAGACAAAGCATCTAAGCGTATAGAGCATTTCGCAAAAACCCTAAAAATTAAGGGCCTGGGCCCTGCTGCTATATCCAAATTACCTATTTCGGATATGGCAAGCATATACAGTCTCACTATCCGTGAGATTGCAGAATCCCTTTCCTCTGAAAAGTTGGCCGACAAGCTCTATGCGGAGATTGAGAACTCTCGTTCTGCTCCCTTAGAGCTTGTTCTGCCAGCGTTTGGTATTCCGTTAATTGGTAATACGGCGTCAAAAAAGTTGTCTACAGAAATAGAGCACATTAGTGAATTAAATGAGGACACTTGTAGGCGTGCCGGACTAGGGCCAAAAGCTACGGAGAACCTTCTCCAGTGGTATCACTGGGACTTCTCGGAGCAAGATTATCCTTTCTCCTTTAAGTTTAGTAAGACTGCTCCTGTATCCAATACAGGCGGTGTAGTATGCATCAGCGGTAAGTTGAAGAGTTTCAAGACTAAAGTTGAAGCTACCGCTGCTTTGAATAGCAAAGGATATGAAGTAAAAAGCAGCCTTACAAAGCAAGTAACGATTCTAGTAAACGAAAGTGGAGTAGAATCATCTAAAACTAAACAAGCCAGAGAATCTGGTATTACTATAGTAAACAACCTAAATTCTTTTTTGGAGAACTAAAATATGGCACTTCCTAAGTGGACTGAAGAGCGTACAGCTCAATTAATTTCCTTCGTCGGTGACGAAACCCCTATCTCACAAAACACTGTTGCTGAAGCATCAGAAGTTTTGGGAACCACTACTCGTTCTGTCTCTAGCAAATTGCGAAAGATGGGTCACGACGTAGAAAAGGCTTCCGAGCGTGCTAGCCGTACTTTCTCGGCTGACCAAGAAGCCACTCTTGCTGCTTTTGTTTCTGACAACAGCGGTGAATACACCTATGCTCAAATCGCGGAAAACTTCGCTGGCGGAGAGTTCTCTGCCAAGTCAATCCAAGGCAAAATCTTGTCTATGGAACTAACTGACCACGTTGCTCCCGCTCCTAAAGTAGAGACTGTTCGTACTTACTCTCCTGATGAAGAAGCAACTTTCATCAGCATGGTAAATGACGGCGCTTTTGTTGAAGCAATCGCAGATGCTCTTAACCGTTCTGTAAACTCTGTTCGTGGTAAGGCTCTCAGCCTTCTTCGTTCTAACGAGATTGATGCTATCCCTCGTCAGGAGCACACCAAGGGTGGCGCTAAAGAAGATCCTTTAGCAGACCTCGGTGATGTATCAGGTATGACTGTTGAAGAGATTGCAGAAGCTATCAACAAGACACCTCGTGGTGTAAAAACTATGCTAACTCGTCGAGGCCTTGTTGCTTCTGACTATGACGGCGCTTCTAAAAAAGAAAAAGCAGCTAGCTAATAGCCTTTCTTTTTTGTGCAATCGTAGCGGGATCGTTGCGATTGCTTTTTTTATGTGGTTTTCGGGGATAAAAATTGAATATTGCAAGTGCCTTAATCAAGCAGGTTATATTGCTCCAGGATTCAGATACCTGGAGTTATTTGCGTAGGCACTATTTACCCACCGAATACCACACTATTTTTGGTGTTATCGACGGACACTCTCAGAAGTTTCATAAGATTCCTACATTTGAGGATTTAAAGTATGAAGTTCGAGACAGTGCCACGCAGGAAAAGCTTCTTGCTATCGAGTCACTAGATGTTGAAGCAGAGCCAGCAATGCTTCTTCAATACCTCAAGAACGAGTATACTCAAAAAGAGATACTCTTGTCTCTTGAGGGCTACATTGATAATTCCATATCTTTTGAAGATGCGGAAGAATCTGTAGCACACCTTCATCAAATTGTTCTAGACATAGAAGATAAAGTGGAACTAGAACAGCCGCAGGAAAGTATGCAACGTATTTCTTTGTTTCCTGATGAAGATGAACTGGATAAGTACCTGCCCCTCGGACTCAATACCGCGTTTGACGATGAGTTCAAGTTTTCTCCCCGAGACTTGATTCTCGTTGGCGGTAAACGAGGGGCAGGGAAATCTATTACCTGTGCTAATATTGCAAACACTGTATATGAGAATGGAAAGTCGGCAATCTACTTCACTATTGAAATGGATAGCCGTGAGATTTTACAGCGATGTTGTGCTATTGCTACTGGCGTATCCCACGAGAAAATCCGAAAACGGCAACTCAGTGTCCTTGAATGGGAGAAAGTAGCAGGCTGGTGGGCTGCTCGATTTGTGGACGGGCAAGAGAGATTATTAGAGTATAAAGAAGATCATCGTGACTTTGATAAGTTGCATCATCAATTGAAAACTAGCTGCGAGCTTCTCCCGACTCAACAGCTAGATGTAGTTTATGATGCCTCTCTTACCTTGTCTAAGATTCGTGCAGAACTCGACAAGAAAGTAAAAGGCGCTATGGATGTTGGAGTCATTATTGTTGACTATATCAACCAAGTAAAGCGTTCTAATATGCCGTCTCGCGGAGGCCAATATGACTGGACAGAGCAGATTGAAGTAAGTAAAGCGCTAAAGTCTATGGCCCAGGAGTATGAAGTACCCATCTATAGTCCCTACCAAATTGACAATACCGGCGAAGCCCGTTTTGCAAAAGGTATACTAGATGCAGCCGATGCTGCGTTTACTATTGACACTTGGGATACAGAGGATGCTATTATGACATTCAACTGTACTAAGATGAGAAGTGGTAAGATGGGTACATTTACTTCTAAAATGGATTGGGAAACTTTAAAGATCGGGCCAGAAACAGCACTTACACCAGACCAACAAGAGGCCGAAGCCCACAAGACTGGTGAAGATATTAACGACATATAAAAATAATTCTTGACACTCCTCTCGATTTTTGATATAATATATTTTCAAATTTCGGTAGGAGTTTTTTTACTTATGGGGATGTTTTATGGATCAATGGCACACACTGTCTCAGGCAGAAAGAAAAAAGTTACTCGAAGAAAAAACAAAGTCTATACGTCAGGGAGTTCCAGTAACTCTCCGGAGCCTTTTAGACGAGAAACACCCGTCTATGCAAGCGTCGCCGGTACAGCTGGAGTTGCCGCTAGAGTGGACGCACCACGTTACACAGGAACCCTTGTCAAAGGTATCGGAACCATGCACAAATCCAATGCAGTCCCGATCATAAATGAACAGGAAATGATAGATATTGCGAGGATGAGAAGATGAAGAAAGTAGGTTTTTGGGTTTATGATTTATACAAGTTTTTCTTTGACCTAAGGATTAATCCCTTACGTCATATTCCTAGCCCCTATACTCAGTTTATATTGATGTTTTACTTATCAGTAATGTGGACTGCAATTTTTACTCTTTGGGCAGGACAAAGCATTTATTTTGGTATTGGCAGTGTAGCAGGGCACTTACTTGTAATCGGCGGCTTTTTTATAACCGCTCTCGTATTTGCAGATGCAGAGAAGAACGGTCATTTGTGGGTTAAGAGAGCTAACTTACCTAAAGTAGAGGATAGAAAATCAGTATGGGACTTGGAGAAAGAAGGGTGATGGCATACGAAGTAGTTAAAGTAGAGTCTTTGTTTGATATACTCGAAGTCGCAATCTCAGAAGAAGACTGGGAGCGCGCAGAGCTTATGTTAGCAAAGATTTCAATTTACTATCAAAAGTTGACAGACTTCCAGACAGACTACTACAATCATTGTCAATCTATTGTAGACGACTGTTATATTGACGACTATCCCGAGCCCTCAGAACTTGATGAGTGGCACTCCTTCGATCCGGACTGCTAATGAACGTAGAAGAACTTTTACAAAGTAAAGATGTACCTTACGTACCTAAAGGTAAGGACTATGTAGTCTCGTGCTTAAATCCTGAGCATGCTGACCGCAATCCCAGTATGAGAATTGATCAGATTACTGGTATTTATCAATGCTTCTCTTGTGGATTCAAGGGAAGTCTTTTTGTGCATTTTGGGGAAAAGTCAAGTTTTTTACACTTACGCAGGGAACTTGTAAAGAAAAAAATTCGTGAAAAGAGAGCTGAAAGTGTAGGCTTGACTTTTCCTCCAAGTGCATTACCCTATGTTGGAAATTGGAGAGGTATCCGACCAGAAACTTATCGCAAATTCGAAGCATTTCAAGAACATGAAACATTTATAGGCAGAATAGTGTTTCCGATTCGAGATATTTCTGGTAAAATAGTTGCTTTTAATGCCCGTCATATGACTGGAGGCACACCAAAGTACCTAATAAACCCCCCTGGGGCACGGATGCCTCTCTTCCCTTCCAAAGTAGAGGCAATACAAGGAAGTGTCATACTCGTAGAAGGTATATACGATATGATTAACTTACATGACAAAGGATTAACTAATGCAGTATGCTGCTTCGGCACTCGAAACATTAACGAAGATAAGCTATCTATTCTACGACTGCAAGGTGTAGAGGAAGCAATTGTTTTCTTTGACGGGGACGATGCGGGGCAGAATGCCGCAGCAAAAGTAAAAGAAATGTGCGAAGCCACCGATCTACTTACAAGAAATGTTAATCTAGAAAGTACAGACCCTGGAGGACTAAGTGAAGCCCAGGTTACTAAATTAAAAGCCAAATTATACGCATAGGAGTATGCAAATGACGAGCCCAAGGGTTGCTCTAATAGAAACCAAACCAAGCAGAACAAACTTTAAAGAAGAGTTCGACAACGCGTTTGAATTTGACCAGTTTCAACTCTGTTCAGATCCGAGCATAAAAAAAGTATTAAAAAGAGACTGCGATATTGAAGTTAATATCGACGAGTACGACTGGGTTATTCTAGTAGGTTCGGACGCTCTTAAATACTTTACTAAAATCACTTCAGTAACAGAATATTCTGGTAAGAAGGTAGAGAGTAAGTTTTTGCCTGTTATTAATCCCGCGATGTTAGCCTTTAAACCAGAGGCTAAAAATACATGGGAATCTTCTAAGGATAATATTATCTCCCATATTCGTGGTGAGATAGAAGATGTTGTTATTGATGAAAGTATCGCTTTTGGGATACAAGATACGGAGACAGCAAATGAATTCATTAGGAATGCCCTCGAACACCCCCTCGGATATATCGCCCTCGACTCTGAGACGACTGGTCTTTATCCTCGGGACGGTCACATGTTGGGGATCAGCCTTAGTTATAACGGCGAGTGCGGTGCTTACATCAATACCGATTGCTTTGACGACACCACTGAAGCACTGCTCCAACAACTTTTTGACAGGAAGATTGTAGTATTTCACAATGCCAAGTTTGATATGGCATTCTTTGAGTATCATTTTAACTTCAAGTTTCCTAACTTTGAAGATACAATGTTGCTCCATTACCTCATAGACGAGAATCCCGGAGGACATGGTCTCAAACAGTTATCGCTAAAGTATACTCCCTACGGAGACTACGAAAAGCCTATGTATGACTGGATTGACCAGTACCGAAAGGAAAACGGTGTATTGAAGGGAGATTTTCAGTGGGGATCTATTCCTTTTGATGTAATGAAAACATATGCAGCAATGGATGCTGTATGTACTTTTCTTATTTACGAAAAATTTGTAAAAATTAAGCAAAATAAAAAGCTGGCTTGGGTATACGAGAATATTCTTATTCCGGGCTGTAGATTCCTTACAGACACTCAAGACAATGGTGTTCCTTTTCATAAGATGAGACTTCTAAAGTCGCAGTCTTTAATGCAAGAGGATATTGATAAGGCTATTGAAACTCTTTATGAAAATCCTAAGATTCGTAAGTTTGAGGAAATTCAAGGGAAAGAGTTTAATCCGAACAGCACTCTACAGCTTCGTAAATTGATGTTTGATATGCTAGGCTTGCGACCTACGGGTAAAAAGACTGGAACAGGCGCAGACTCTACAGATGCAGAAGTTCTGAAAGAGCTTTCTTATCAGTCCGAGGTACCTGGTCTTATTTTAGATATACGTCAAAAATCTAAAATCAAGAATACTTATCTTGACAAGATTATTCCTCAGCTAGATATGGATAGCAGGTTGAGAACAAACTTTAATCTACACGGTACGACTTCTGGTCGGCTATCAAGTAGTGGTAAGTTGAATATGCAGCAGTTGCCCCGAGATAATCCTATCGTTAAAGGATGTATTAGAGCAGCTCCAGGCCATAAGATTGTGGCTATGGACTTAACGACTGCAGAAGTATATGTCGCAGCAAAGTTGGCGAAAGACGAAGCACTAATGAATGTCTTTCGTAGTGGGGGTAACTTCCACAGTACAATTGCAAAGACAGTATTTAAGCTGCCTTGCGAGGTTGAACTGGTTGCAGAGATGTATCCTACACAACGTCAGGCAGCCAAAGCAGTAACGTTTGGTATTATGTATGGAGCGGGCCCCAAGAAGATCAGTGAACAGGTTACTAAAGACTCTGGCACCTTCTTCAGCCCGCAAGAGGCAAAGGAAGTTATTGATGATTATTTCCGGTCTTTTCACAAGTTGAGAAGCTGGATTGACGATAATCAAAAGTTCATTGAACATAATGGATTTATTTATAGCTTCTTTGGCCGTAAAAGGAGATTGCCGAATGTCTCATCGACAGACGCTGGCATCAAAAGTCATAGCATTAGGTCTGGTCTTAATTTTCTGGTGCAGTCTGCTGCTTCTGATATTAACTTATTAGGCGCAATTGACATGGGAGAGTTTATAAAGTCTAAAGGTATGAAGGCCAGAATCTTTGCACTTGTGCATGACTCTGTTCTTGCAGAAGTACCTGAAGACGAAGTAGACTTTTACTGTGAAACACTACAAAAATTTATACAGTTAGACAGAGGAATCTCTATATCAGGTGCTCCAGTAGGTTGCGACTTTGAAGTTGGAGAGGACTACTCTATGGGTAAGTTTGAGAAAATGTATGAACAGTGATAATTACCTATAAAGACATAAAGAAAATTAAGTTTCCAGTGTATACTCTTCCGAGTAGTAACTGGGCTAAAGTAGATGGATTACTACTGTTAGATAACATAGTATTAGACGATAGAAATATGCCGGGAGCTTCTCTTGGCATTCGTCGTCTACAAACTCCTTTTACAGAGATTGTACGCTTAGACAGGTCTATCAGCTCGTTGATTGGCATACTTAAACAGACAAACAATAAGGCTTTTATTGATACTAATGGTACTCCCTTTATATATCAAAAAACTAAGCTAGCGTCTTTAAAGTATTACAAAATACGGAAGGTAGATAGAAAAGAGTCAGTCTCTATACTATGGTTAAAGGGCGTTAAACAGCCCTTTACCATTCCTCGACCTCCTTCTGCGGAAACTCCGTGGGCAGGAGTTCTACACTTAGGCCCTTGGCCTTGGTTATTATATGAGTACTCCGAAGAACAACTAAAGGACACTCGCAGAAAAGTATAATTATTTTATGGCGAAAAGACGAAAGACTCTTGCGGGAGCAAATCTAGAACTACAAGAAATCGAACCCTTAACTGCAAATCAAATTACTGCGTTCGAAAGTACTAAAAACCTAATGCTGCATGGAGTAGCAGGAACTGGAAAAACTTTTATATCGTCTTACTTAGCATTTGATGATATGGCGAAAGGAGAGTACGAAAAGCTAGTAATTATAAGAAGTGCTGTACCAACTCGTGACATAGGATTTCTTCCTGGAAGCGAGAAAGAAAAAGCCTCTGTGTATGAAGAACCTTACAAAGATATTTGTATAGAGTTATTCCAGCGCGGAGATGCTTATGAAATACTCAAGACAAAAGGACTAGTGCATTTTATGACTACTTCCTTTATTCGAGGAGTTACACTGCGTAATGCAGTAATTCTCATTGATGAATGTCAAAACATGAGTTTCCATGAGCTAGATTCTATAATAACTAGAATGGGACAAGGTTGTAGAGTAATCTTTTGTGGGGACTTCCGCCAAGCGGATCTACAGAAGAACGGTCTAAAAGACTTTGTAAGAGTCCTCAAAGCAATGAATGCATTTGATTTTATTGACTTTGAGATAAAAGATATTGTACGAAGTGACTTCGTTAAGCAATATATCACCGCAAAAACAGATTTGGGTCTATGAAAGCAGTTATTAGTAATCGTATTTATTTGGAGGTGACAAAGGACTATAAGGAGCTTCTTTCTAAGGAGCTCACTTATAAGATTCCTTCTCAGAATCCTAAAGATCCGCCTTTTGTCATAAAGAATATGGCACGAGTACGGGAAAATTTGGTTACTATTCCTATTGGAAGAACTGATTTAATACCGGAGGACTATGAAGTTATTGACAAAAGGATTGATGTGCCTGTTGATTTTCCTGATTTTAGGTTTGATCTACGAGACTCACAACAAGCCGTCTATGACGAACTCGATGACAACTGTATCATCAATGCGTGGGTAAGTTGGGGTAAAACCTTCACGGGGTTGGCGATAGCAGGAAAACTCGGACAAAAGACACTTGTTATTGTGCATACAGTTCCGTTACGGAATCAGTGGGCAAAGGAAGTGGAAAAAGTCTATGGAATAAAGCCTGGCATCATTGGTAGTGGGCAGTTTGATCTGTCTGGGCCAATTGTTATAGGAAATACCCAAAGTTTGTATAGAAATATTCCGAAGATTCAGAAAGAGTTTGGCACAATAATACTAGATGAGATGCATCATGTAAGTAGTCCAACTTTTTCCAAAGTCATCGACACAAACTATGCACGCTATAAGATTGGACTTTCTGGCACGGTAGAAAGAAAAGACGGCAAGCATGTTGTTTTTAGAGACTACTTTGGCAGTAAGATATTTAAACCCCCAAAAGAAAACTTTATGACGCCTAAGGTTGACATTATAAAATCTGAGGTTAGATTTATGGATGGAGCACGAGTACCTTGGGCAAATCGTGTAACCGCTCTAGCGAATAACGAAGAATACCGACATACAGTATCCATGCTTGCAGCATATTATGCGGCAAAAGGCCACAAGGTGCTTGTGGTGTCCGATCGAGTGCATTTCTTACAGAGCTGCGCCGAACTGGTCGGAGATAATGCGATTTGTGTTACGGGTGAGGTACCGCACGAGCAAAGAGAAACATTACTGGACGAAATAAACTATGGCAATAAAGAAATTTTGTTTGGAACTCAGGCGATATTTAGTGAAGGCATATCGGTCAACTCCTTGTCTGTCATTATACTCGGTACGCCCATTAACAATGAACCACTCCTCACCCAGCTCATCGGAAGAGTCATCCGAGAGCAAGAAGGAAAGCAAACACCTGTAGTAGTAGATATACATTTAAAAGGAAACACCGCCAAACGGCAGGCTTCTAATAGAATGGGCTTCTACATAAAGCAGGGTTGGAAAATTTCACAAATATAGGATAGAAAAAAAGTTCTTGACAGCGAACTTATTTTTTAGTATAATATATGCTTCTTTACGACTGGAAAAAAATATTCTACATCGCAAATGGCCAGCCTTCGACTATCTATACGATATTTGAGATGATGGTACGGAATTCTATACCTCGTAATAAATACGATCCTGTCTATAAATATTATGACATGGATTTTCGAGGAGAGTCTTTCCTAGCGCATGCAGATGTTCTTTTGTTTAACTCGTTTAGACATGCTCGCGCAGATGTTGCGATATACTTAGCTATGGCTAGTTTACGCTCGTTTGCCGAGTACCTCGCCTCTGGTGAGACAACAATCAGTCTATTGGAACTCCCATTAGACCCACTTGAACATTTAACAAACAACGATAGGCTACTTTATGTAGAAGATGATAGATTACATTTTTTATATGAAGAAGTCCCACAGGAGAAAACAGAATGGCACTAAGTTTTAACAAATCAAAAGGTTCAGCACAAAAAGGTAACATGACTAACTACGCTTACCAAGAGGGAGATAACTCCATTCGTTTGGTAGGTGATATTCTAGCTAGGTATGTATACTGGATTACAGGTGAAAACGATAAGAACATTCCTTTAGAGTGTCTGTCTTTTGATCGAAACCAAGAGCGATTTAATAACAAAGAGAAAGATTGGGTTCGTGAATACTACCCCGATCTAAAGTGTGGATGGAGCTATGCTATGCAGTGCATCCACAATGGCGAAGTTAAGCTAGTAAACCTCAAGAAGAAGCTGTGGGAGCAAATCCTTACGGCTGCTGAAGACTTGGGCGATCCTACAGACCCTGAGACTGGCTGGGACGTTAAGTTCAAGAAAGTCAAGACTGGCCCTCTAGCTTACAATGTCGAGTATCAACTTCAAGTATTGAAGTGCAAGCCGCGTCCTCTAACGGAAACTGAAGCGGAGCTTGCAGCAAATCTGAAGTCTATGGACGATGTTATGCCTCGCCCTACTCCTGATGCTCAAAAAGAGCTGCTTGATCGTGTACGACAAGCAGAAACAAATGAAATTGATGACGAAGCACTTGATGCGGAGTTTGATGTTTCATGATTCTATTTACGGCAGATTGGCACTTAAAGCTAGGACAGAAAAATGTTCCGCGAGAGTGGGCATTAAACCGCTATAGCATGTTTTTCGAGCAGATTCATTCTCTCGAACAGCAGTGTAATATGCATATCATTGGGGGTGACCTCTTTGACCGTCTGCCTAATATGGAAGAGTTGGAGCTTTACTTCTCGTTTATTCGGGAAGTAAAGATTCCAACTATTATCTATGACGGCAACCACGAAGCTACAAAGAAGAATAAGACTTTCTTCACTCAGCTAAAGCAAGTCTCACGAGATATTAACCCTTTAGTACAGATAGTAGATATATCCTATATTGATTCAGATATGGGATTTGGTATCTTACCCTATGCCGATCTTCATAGAAAAGAGAGTATCGAAAAGTTTAATACACAGCATCCTTTATTTACTCATGTTCGTGGCGAAATTCCTCCACATGTCAAGCCAGAGGTGGACTTAGACAGGTTTGAGGAGTTCCCAGTTGTTTTCTCGGGAGACCTCCACGCTCATAGTAATAGCCAAAGAAATGTTGTATACCCTGGCAGCCCTATGACAACTTCTTTTCACAGAAATGAGGTTAGTACAGGATACCTGCTTATCAATGAACAAGACTGGAGCTGGATGTGGGATGCTTTTGATCTTCCCCAACTGCTTCGAAAAACTGTTACTTCTCCAGATGACATGGTATCTACAGACTATCACCATACAATTTATGAATTGGAAGGCGATATGCAAGACTTAGCCGCTGTTAAGAATAGCGACTTACTGGATAAGAAAGTAGTAAAACGAAACAGTGAAGCAGCTTTAGTAATTGATAAAGAAATGACTATCCAAGAGGAGCTAGTAGAGTATCTAGCCTATATCTTGGAATTAGACTCTGGTAAAATACAAAATATTATAGGTACTTTTAATGATTACGCTCAAAAAGCTACAATGGGATAACTGTTTCAGCTATGGAGCTGGTAATGTACTAGACCTAGAAGAAAACACAGTAACTCAAATAATTGGCACTAACGGTATGGGTAAGTCATCCATACCGTTAATTATTGAAGAAGCACTATTTAACAAGAACTCAAAAGGAATCAAAAAAGCAGATATTCCTAATCGTTACGTAAATAGTGGTTATTCTATAAACTTAGAATTTACAAAAGAAGAAGACGAGTACATAGTAAACATTGATAGAAAGTCTAGTATAAAAGTTATTCTTTCAAAGAATGGTGAAGATATTTCTAGCCATACAGCTACGAATACTTTTAAGTCTATCCAAGACATAGTTGGTATCGACTTCAAAACTTTTTCACAGCTTGTATATCAGAACACAAATGCGAGTCTACAGTTTCTTACTGCAACTGATACAAACCGCAAGAAGTTTCTGATAGATTTACTGCACCTAGAAGAATATGTAGAGTTGTTTGATTTATTTAAGGAATGTTCTAAGGATCTTTCTCTTGAAATATCAGCAGTTAAATCAAAAGTAGCAATAGTAGAAAAATGGTTAAATGATAACAGATTAAGAGATACCAATATACTGCCAATGCTAAAAATTGAAAACGACACGGAAGAACTTGAGACTCAATTCCGATCACTGACGATAGAAATTGAAAATATTTCGGAAAAAAATAAAAAAATCTCTACAAATAATCAGTACATAAAGCTGCTCAAGCAGATAAATATTCAAGATATTCAGAATATACAAGTATCTGCAAAACAGTCTTATGATGACCTACAATCCGAAGTTGGCAATCTCAACGGGGTCGTAGCGGGGTCAAAAAGGCTTGTGAAAAAGTTGCACGAATTAAATGATAAATGCCCTACTTGTGAGCAAGCTGTCGATCCTGAGTTTAAAACCTCTCTTATTGAGGAAGAAGAAGATAAGATTCGTTCTGCGGAGGAAAAAGTAAGTGACACCAGAAGAAGAATTGAGAAAATTAAGGAAAACAATGCTCTTTTTGACCATAAAAACAAAATGCAACGAGAGTGGGAGGATCTTTACAGAAGCGTTGACCGAAGTCTCCCAGTACCCCTTATGGACAAAGAAGAGCTTGAAAGCCGCACGGAAGAAGTACGAAAAGAACTTCTTTCAATTAAGAAATCGGTGGAAGCAGCAGCAACAGAAAACGAAAAACGCACAAAGCAAAACACACGAATCCAAGTAATTCAAGAGCAGACGGATGAGTTTCTGGAGCAATTAGAGGAAGCTCAAGCCAGTTTAGTAGGTATCGAAGATACATACTCAGACCTTGAAGTTTTGAAGAAGGCATTTAGCACAAACGGCTTAATTGCTTACAAGATCGAAAATCTAGTAAAAGAACTCGAAGAGTTAGTAAACACATATCTGGGAGAACTTTCAGACGGGCGTTTTACTCTTGAGTTTGTTGTAAGCAATGATAAGCTAAACGTGCAAATAACAGACAATGGAAACATTGTCGATATTCTTGCTCTCTCTTCTGGAGAATTGGCAAGAGTAAATACCGCTACTCTCATAGCAATTCGTAAGTTAATGAGTAGTATTTCTAAGTCACGAATCAATATTCTTTTCTTAGATGAAGTGATAAACGTACTAGACGAAACAGGTAGAGAAAAGCTAGTAGAAGTATTACTAGGCGAGGAAAACCTCAATACCTATGTAGTTAGTCACGGTTGGACTCATCCTTTGTTAGAGAAGATTGAAGTCGTAAAGAGAGAAAATGTGAGTGCATTAGAATGAATAACAGACTATCTTCCCAAAGACGAGTATGGATGTTACAGAAAGCTAAAGAGCAGGAACTGAAAGAGGCATTAGAAAGAGAGTATGATGAGAGAGAAAATAGTAGGCGCCCTAAGAGCGAAGTATGTCGGACAGATGCAGGAAGCGCTAGTAAATATAGAAATATATTTAACTAGTCCTACGGGTATTGGAGAGCATCCCGAAATCTTAGAAGCAATTGATAGTCAGATTTCTAAATATGCTGAAGCATATGAAAAGAATCAAGCCTTAAAAGAATTCTTATAATGGTTGATAGCAGAGCAAAAGGTGCGCGAGGAGAATATCTAGTTCGAGATATGCTTCGTGGGGCAACAGACCTTCAATTTGAGCGTGTCCCGAATTCGGGCGCGCTTGAGTATTTAAAAGGAGACTTATATGTGCCAAACGAAAAAAATCGCTTCTGTATAGAAGTAAAGAACTATGAGAGTTCTCCTCTCTCCGACAAAATATTCACTGCGAGAAAGACTAATAATCTGGTTCGCTGGTGGAAAAAAGTAGAAAAACAAGCCGCAGGTGGCGATCAAGAACCTTTACTTTTCTTTAAGTATAATCGTTCACCTGTATTCGTAGTAACAAATCTACAGCCAAGAAACACTGAAGAATGGATGTTTATACAGTTTTTAAACTGTTTTGTTCTTCCTGCAACTATATGGCTAGAAAATGAAACAGTGGAGTTTTTAAGAAATGGCGTTCAATTTCAATGATAAACTTGTAAACCCATGTGAAAACGCTGCTCTTATAGTAGATACTCTTAACTTAGCATTTAGATGGAAGCATCAAGGGCGCTCTGACTTTAGGTACGATTTTCAAAGAACAGTAGAATCTTTAGCAACATCGTATGATTGTAAGAAATTGATACTTACAGCAGACTGGGGCTCTTCTACTTATAGAAAGGGTATAAACTCAGAGTATAAGCAGAATCGAAAAGAGAAGTTCGCAGAACAAACAGAAGAGGAACGAATCGCCTTCGAAGAATTTTTTGAAGAGTATGAAGAGTCCCTTAAAGTTTTAGAAGCCGCAGGGCATCCCGTTCTTCGCTATAAAGGAGTAGAGGCAGACGATATTGCTGCACACTTGGTAAATAATAAAGATAAGTACGACCTAGAATATATTTGGCTAATTTCAAGCGATAGAGACTGGGACTTGCTTATTCAAGAAAATGTAGGGCGGTTTTCTTATGTAACGAGGAAGGAAGTTACGCTAGAAACTTGGAAAGAGCACTATGAGTGCACACCTGAACAATATATCTCTTTAAAGTGTCTCACAGGCGATAAAGGAGACAACGTTCCAGGCATTCCTGGCATTGGCCCTAAAAGAGCAGTACAATTAATACGACAGTATGGAGATGCAATGGATATTTACGATGCAACTCCTATACCAAGTAGTTATAAATTTATTCAAGCATTGAATGTAAATGCAGAACAGATACTACAGAACTATGAATTAATGGATCTAGTAACTTATTGCGATGAAGCAATCGGGGCTGATAATATATCAGATATAGAAGGGAGAATACTAAGTGGCGTTTAATGTAACAGTAGATTACCGACGAGATAAGTATTTGTCAGAGTTTAGTAAGAAAACTCTGCAAGATCGGTATTTAATCGACGGAGAAATCTCACCTCAAGATGCTTTTGCTCGTGCAGCAAAGGCATTCGCAAATGATGAAGAACACGCACAAAGGCTATATGAGTACGCTAGTAAGTTATGGTTTATGTTCTCTACACCTATCTTATCTAATGGAGGCACTACTCGTGGTCTTCCTATTAGCTGCTTTCTAAACTATGTAGATGATAGCCGAGAAGGAATTACAAACCACTATACAGAGAATGCTTTTCTTAGTAGTGTTGGTGGGGGCGTAGGTGGTTGTTGGAACGCAATCAGGAGTGTAGGCTCGTCAACGAGCAATGGCTCCGAAAGTACTGGCGTTATTCCTTTTATGAAAGTAGTGGATGCAGAAATGCTGGCATTCTCTCAAGGTGTAACACGTCGAGGAAGCTATGCTGCTTATCTTGATATGTCCCACCCAGAGATTGAAGAGTTTTTAGATGTTCGTAAGCCTACAGGTGGAGATATTAATCGTAAGTCTGTAAATCTACATCATGGAGTAGTTATTCCAGATGCATTTATGGAGCTAATAGAAGCTGCAACGAGAGAAGAAGCATTTGATGATTCTTGGGACTTAATTGACCCACATTCGGGCAGAGTTGTAAAAACTATATCCGCAAAAACACTTTGGGTAAAGCTTATTCAGAATCGAGTAGAAACTGGAGAGCCTTATCTTATGTTTGGAGATACTGTACAAGAAGGTCTTCCTCAGTGCCAAAAAGATCTAGGGCTGCAAGTGCATCATTCAAATCTTTGTAGCGAAATTACGTTAGTTACATCTGAGGACAGAACTGCTGTATGCTGTCTTTCAAGTGTAAATTTGGAAGAATTTGATGAGTGGCAGCACGATGAGAACTTTATTCCTGACTTAGTAGCAATGCTAGACAATGTAATAAGCTACTTTGTCGAAAGTGCTCCTCGTGAGCTATGGAGAGCTGCCTACAGTGCTATGCAAGAGCGCAGTATTGGCCTGGGAGCTATGGGATTTCATGCGTATCTACAGAGGCATCATTTGCCTTTTGAAGGTGCAATGGCAAAAAGTGCAAATATGAGGATGTTTAAGCACATAAAATCGGAGGCAGTAAATGCAACTCGTAAATTGGCTGAAGAGCGGGGCGAAGCTCCTGATGCAAAGGGTTACGGAGTTCGTAATGTTCATCTACTTGCTGTCGCTCCTAATGCTAGTAGCAGTATTATTTGCGGTAATACTAGTCCTAGTATTGAGCCTTACAGGGCTAATGCATATACTCAGAAAACCAAGAGTGGCTCAAGCCTTCAAAAGAATGAATATCTAGAGCATGTTCTGCAAGAATTAGGAGAGGATACAGATGAAGTATGGAAGAGTATTGTTACAAACGGCGGTTCAGTACAGCATATTGAGTTTTTGGACGACTATACAAAAGACGTCTTCAAAACCGCAGTTGAGATTGACCAGCGATGGGTTATTGATTTTGCAGCCGATAGACAAGAACATATCTGTCAAAGTCAGTCTTTAAACGTATTTTTTCCTTCAAATGTATCTAAGCAAGAACTTCATGCAGTACATATGATGGCATGGAAAAAGAAAGTAAAAACTCTATACTATCTACGAAGTGAAGCGTATAAAAGAGCTGAGAATGTATCAGACGAAGCGTTAAGACAGTACATATTTGAAAGTATAGACGAAGAAGGATGCCTTGCTTGTGAAGGATAAAATAACAATATACGGAACCGACGAATGTAAATTTTGTCACTTAGCAAAACAGCTATCAGAGTCTAAAGGAATGGAAACAGAGTATATAGACGCAGCAGAAGATATGGTAGCTTTTAGTAAATTATTCCCAAGTGCACGTACAGTACCCCAAATTTTATTGGGAGATACTTGGATTGGGGGATACAGCGACTTGAAAGAAGTCTTAGAGAGTGTTGAATGAATTTATTGACAGAACGAGAGTATTACAAGCCTTTTAATTATCCTTGGGCTTTTGAGCACTATAAAACTCAACAGCATATGCACTGGCTTCCTGATGAAGTTAATCTTGCAGATGATCTGAGGGATTACCGAGATAGGTTGACTCCAGAGAACCGTCGACTTATTAACCAAATTTTTAGATTCTTTACACAGGCTGATGTAGATGTTTGCTGTGGGTATGCAAAACACTATCTACCAACATTTAAGCAGCCTGAAGTAAGAATGATGCTAGTTGCTTTTGCAGCAATGGAAGCAGTGCATCAAGAAGCTTATTCACTACTGTTAGAAACTCTTGGCTTTGGGGACGATGAGTACCAAAAGTTTTTTGAGCATAAAGCAATGATGGATAAGCATGAGCATCTTTCCAATTTTGGAATGGATACTCCAATGAATATTGCAAAAACTATGGCGATTTACTCTGGATTTACAGAAGGAGTTCAATTGTTTAGTAGCTTTGCAATCTTGTTAAACTACCCAAGACATAACTTGATGAAAGGTATGGGGCAGATTGTTACATGGTCGATTCGTGATGAGACACTTCACGTAGAAGGCATGTCACAGTTATTCCGCACCTTTATTCATGAAAACCCCCAATTATGGAATGATGATCTAAAGTATGAAATCTATTGTGCAGCAGAGCGAACAGTAGAACTAGAAGATGCTTTTATTGACCTTTGTTTTGCAGGTGCTGAAGTGCCTGATTTGAAAGCTGAAGAAGTAAAAGAGTATATTCGCTATATTGCAGATCGAAGACTTCTAGGGTTGGGAATGAAGAAAATTTTTGGAAGTGAGACAAACCCTCTACCCTGGCTTGACTATATGTTAAATGGGGTAGAGCACACTAACTTTTTTGAAAACAGAGCCACCGAGTATGCACGCGCGAGTACTACCGGAAACTGGCAAGATATATTTAAATAGGAATTTCTATTATGGCAAATGAAAACATTAATCTCGACTTATCTCTCGAAGAAATCAATATGGTTCTTGGAGGATTAGGAGAGCTTCCAGCAAAAGCAAGTATGGGAGTTATTCAAAAGATTCAACAGCAAGCGGGGCCTCAGGTAACGCCAGAGGCGGAAGCTGAAGAAGCTGAAGAAGTATAAAGACTAAAGGGG